TGGTATGGGGTGTGTGTCTGGGGTTTGTCTTTGATTGTTCTCATCTCATCCTGTGAGCCGGCTGATATATCACAGGAATATCTCTGCGAGCTTGACTAGGTTCCTGGAAGTGTGCTATGATTGTTCTTGTCGGTAGGAGAAGGACTCGGGGAGTACAGGGGATTGCTGTACGACCGAAGGGGGATAGTTCTCTTGCCGGCATACTATACGATATAACAGCTAAGCCATAATAAAGCCTAGGATTGTTCGGGATAATACCTGGATGGTCCTAGGCTTCTCCTTTGTGTAGGCTAAGGCTTCTCCCATCTGGATCCGTGATGGACAATACCTGAACTATCTGAGTTAAAGATACCCTTATTCTTTAATTAAAGGATGCCCTATACACACGGGTGAGTGAACCTATCTGTATTTGTGATGGAGAAGTCCAGTTGAAGCTTATAATATAATGCTTGTATGCAACTTGTATACCTAGATTAAAGATAACCATGCATGTCTTATCTCCCTCTCTATAATCTGTATTAGCATATATAGAACTGTTAGAACTTGTGTGTTGCGGCGAATCGGAAAAGGTGCTATAATACTTCTAGCTGCTAATCAGGGCAGTGATTAACAAGGAGAAATTAAAATGGTCAGATTAACTTGGATAGCATTCTGTTATCAGCTTGAAGCAGCATCAATAACAGTTGGAAGCTTCTTTCGTGGCTTCTGGGCTTCATTGTAAGAAACTGATGTTTCTGATATAATTAGTTACTATTAGAACAAGGAGGATTATATGTCTAAGAAGAATAAGAATGAAGTTTGTGAGTCTTGCGGCCGACCGAAGATGGATGAGGCCATGAACCACTTTAAAGCAGTGCAAGAAGCAATGCAGTATATTAGAATTAATGATAACAGTCCATACATGGTAGAAGAACTACCGCTTTACGAAGGAGCTAAGTAATGAATAACGCAATCACATATGCAGGAGCTGTCTGGCTGATAGGTGGCTGGACTGTAGGTAGAATCATTGGCATTATCCTTATTGATAGATTAGGTAGACGTCATGGTAAGTGAGATAATGTTCATGACTGTTATGTTTGCGGCGATTGGATTTACCATTAAAGGTTTGTGCGGGATTGTAGGGAAGTTAGTTAAGTGAACTATTTAAATTTAAATATACCTACGTTCCTTGCCTACCTTGACACAGGGTTCTTGTACAACGAGGAACCTAACCATAAAAATGATGCAGTTCCAGTTGAAGTATTTAATTTTACTTCTATACCACAGCGTTGTGGTTTGTTTAGTGTCATGACTGAGTGGGGAACACAACATGCAAGAGTGCCGATCCATTACCTACGCGCAACACCAGATGCTACAACAGCTTACCCATTGGACTGGTTGCAGCTTTGGGATAACATGTCATACTACGCAAGTGCCGGCATCTATGACTACCTGAAGAACAGAACAGCTATGATAATGTTAAAGGATAAGACCAGACACAAAGCTAAGTACATGTTTACTATTGACTGGTGCCTTGGACCACAATACCATGCAGGATATGGTGAGATGGCAGCAGGACATAAGTGTGCTCACGTTTTTGAAGGTGAAGGTGGACAGTTCTTCATGCAACCAAACAACAGACTGCTGTGGTTAGATGGTGGTGCATGGATTAGTAAAGAGTTAGCCAAGCCAGACTGGAAAGTCTTTGGCTTAGAGTTCAGCTGTGAATCTACTGGCTCACGTTGGGTATCAGAATCAGATGAAGAGTTATACTTCTACGACTTTAAGGAAAAGCCATGAAAGTTATTGTTTGTTCTATTGCTAAGAATGAAGCACAGTTTGTTAAGCGTTGGGCCGAGTCAGCTAAAGATGCTGATGAGGTATGGTTGCTTGATACTGGTAGTACTGATGACACTATTAAGATAGCTAAAGAGTGTGGTGTTCATGTCATTGAGAAGGCATGGGAAGATTGGTCTTTTGCGGTGGCTCGAAACCATTTGCTTGATAACCTACCTGATGAGGATGCTTGGCTTATTAACTTAGACCTTGATGAAGTTTTAATTGATGGTTGGCGCGGCCATATCGATAGTGCACCTACTGATGTCAACAGATTAAGATACGAGTACACGTGGTCATGGAAGGAAGATGGCACACCAGGATTGCAGTATCATGGGGATAAGATTGTGCGTAGACACAGTCACCACTGGGTTAACCGTGTACATGAGGTTAATATTACCAAGCCAGGACATGTTGAGCGTCAAGCTTTCATAGGATTACAGATCCACCATCATGCTGACAACAGTAAGCCGCGCAGTCAGTATCTTCCTTTACTTCTTAAAGATGTTGAAGAGAACCCTAACAATGACCGTAATACTTATTATGCAGCAAGAGAATTGTTTTTTCACGGGCGATTTGAAGAAGCTACAGTATTATTTAAACGTCACTTGACTATGCCTGAGTCAACGTGGAATGCTGAACGCGCATGGTCAATGAGATACCTAGCTAAGATGCATCCTACTGAGGCAGAGCATTGGTTGTTGCGTGCTTGTGGTGAGTATCCTCATGGTGCTGAAGTATGGACTGACCTTGCTAGACATTACTACATGGCAGAGAACTGGATTGGCATGTACTTTGCGGCCAAGCGTGCACTTACCATACCGTACAGTGCAGGATTATATTTAACTGAACCTGATGCTTATGGTTGGTGGCCTAATGACATGGCTGCTCTAGCTGCTCATCGTATTGGTTTAGATAAAGAAGCATTGCACTATGGTCAGATTGCTCTTGCTTTAAGTTCTGATGATGATAGATTAAAGAGTAACTTATTCTTTTATAAGTTGCGCGGATCTAAAATCAATGTAGTCATACCAACCAAGACAAACATCGGTGGCTTGACCAAGCTTGTAGGTCAGCTGCTTGCTGACACGATGGTAAATAAGATTATCATTGTTGCAGATGGCAGTGAAGCTTATAATAATTTAACTGCAATACCAAAGTTCAACAAAGTAATTAAAGTTATGGTCAATGAAGGCGTTGGCATCCATGCTATGTGGAACTTAGGCATGAACATCGCAGGATATGATGGGCACATTGCATTTATTAATGATGATGTAAGTCTTGAGAAGGACTGCATGTATGAACTAGGTGCAGTGCTGTCAAAGAATCATGACTATGGTTTGATTTGCCCAAGCTACTCTACTGTTAAAGCAACTGAAGATGTGGTTGTTACTGACACATGCCGTAGTAGATACGATGGTACTGGTGGTATGGCTGGCTTCTGCATGGTGCTAACTGAGAACCTGGTGCCACAGTTCCGCTTTGATGAGAACATGAAGTGGTGGTATGGTGATGATGAGATAGTTGATTGGGTCACTAAACAGAATCGCAAGTGTGTGATTAGTGCGGCGACCAGCTGTACACATGATGATTCTAAAACTATAAAGACCAATCCACCAAAGGATTTTGCTGCAGCAGTGGCAAATGACAAAAGAATATACGAAGGAAAGAAGAATGCATAATGCAGCAATGGAGTTTATATATAGTAGCTTTCATAATTGGAAAGATGATAGGACTGATTTAAATGTATTGGAGATTGGCTCACTAGATATTAATGGTAGTGTGCGTCCAATGTTTAAGCCATTCCAGTTAAACTATACTGGTATTGATATGCAAGAAGGACCAAGCGTAGACATAGTCGTAGATGCTGCTAAGTTTATTAACTTTGAAGCTTATGATGTTGTTGTTTGCGCGGAAGTCTTTGAACATACACCTCAGTGGCCACAGATTATCCAGAATACTTACAATAATTTAGTGGATGGCGGAATCTTTATCGCTACTATGGCAGGTGAGGGTAGATATCCACACTCAGCCATTGATGAGAAACCGATCCGTGATTGGGAACACTATTCAAACATAGGATGGTGGGAATTAAAGCAAACCCTTACAAAGATTGGGTTTAAAAAGGTAGACGTAAGCGTATCAGACCAAGACACACGTTGCTGGGCCGTAAAATAATTGACTATAGATAAGGAAGTTCATATGTACTATGAGAAACTAGAAGAAGTAGATAAAGAGTTAGAACAGATAGAGGCTTGGCAACAAGAGCAGTTAAAGAAACTGTATGCCAAGACTGCAAAGAAGATAAGTAAAGCCATGGCTAAGTTGGCTATCCATATACCTGAGGAGGTTAAACGTGGACGCAAGTGAAGTAGCAATCAAGTTGATGCTAATGGTAGAAGAAGGATATACTTTGGATGATGCCATTGCTGACTATAAGAAAGTAATAGATGCTGTTGGTGGATCCATCACCATAGGAAGCAGTAGCAACACAGCAAGCAATGTGCTTGGTAAAACGGGTGGACGCAACGTTCCAGTTGTTAAACATCAAGACATTAAAAGTAAATTGAATCAAACTATAGCTGCATCAAGTGGCACTGCAGTACAGACAAGCATGGTTCAGTTCTAATATGAAGAAGGCTCTTTCTATTATCGTCAAGACAACAGGAGACTTAGCATTTACCTACTCAGGTTTTGCTGTAGTTTATTTTACTTTGTCTGGCGATACTAGAAGGATAGCTTCTATTGCAATGATTACTGCATGTGTTATACATTACGCGCACCAAGTAGTGGAGGGATTAAATGGCGAGTAAACAAGTACATGGTCATGTCTCTACTCATGACATAGAGTATAGTGCTAACCGTAAGATTAGTTGGAAGAATGATTTAGCTTTGCGGCAAAGAGGGTGAACGTTTGTTCCAAGGATTCTTAAATTCATTAGATAAAAAAGACTTTGAAATCAAGCGTGATATGTATCGCAATGGCAGGTTGGTTGTTGAGATAGAACAGAAACATCGTGACCAAGATTGGAAACCATCTGGTCTGTCTGTAACTACAGCTAAGTGGTGGGTCTATCTATTCTCTGACGATGCCTTCTTAGTGGTTGAAGTTGCACGTTTAAAAAAATATATTGAAATAAATAATAGTATGGAATTAAAAACATTTGCACCACGCAGCTATAATCCTACAAGAGGATACCTATTGCTGGCCGAGGACGTGAGTAAGCTAATGGCAAGTGAACTCTACGATACCAAGGAGAAGAAATGAAATTACCAATAGTTGAAGTTAAGTTATGCTCACATCTCAAGAATGCTAAGCCAGGTCAACTGTCAGCAGATAAGCTGCGTAAGATTGAAGGTGGCGGGCAGCTTCACCACTGTGCAGCAGATGCATATGAAGCTATGGATGCTGCAGCTAAAGCAGAAGGAATAGAATTAAAGCCAACGAGTGCAGGTGATACTTACCGTACACTAGCAGCCCAGCTCGCTGGCTTTAACCAACGCTACCAGTTGGAGCCTATCGAAGGACAAAGTACCAGGACATATGAAGGTAAGAAATGGTATTTGAAAAAGGGGATGGCTCCACTGGCTGCGCCAGGTACTAGTAAACACAACCTACGGAATTGCAGTTGACATTGCCAATGCCTCAGGCCCAAGACTCAAGTGGCTAGTAAAGAATGCTCCTGAGTTTGGTTTCTCATGGGAAGTAGTGCCTGAAGAACCATGGCATATCCGCTACGTAGCAGGGGATGCAGTACCTGCACGCGTAAAAGCATGGAAGGACGCTCAGAACGCATCCTAATGCGTCTGGTGGCATCCTAATATGACATGTGGGCAACGATTGGACATAGTGTGAAAGTTAATAACAGAGAGGTACCATTCCTCATCGATGACCTATTGGCCATAACAATTAGTCCAAGACCTGAAACTGACTGGCAAGCTTTAATGGAAGCTGTACCTGGTGATGAACCAGAAGGATCTAAAGATGCACTGCAGCCACTGCGTGAAGCAGTAGTAGATTGCATTGACATGTTGTCAGAGCAGGACCATTATATTATTGATGCCATGAACTCAGAACAAATAACATATGATGAGTTGGGCAAACGCTTAGGCACCTCTCTTACACATGCTTGGCGTCTACGCAATGCAGCTTATAAAAACTTAGAGCAGATATTAGAACGACATGATGTTATAAGAATGCATTTAAGGTTAGATGATGAGTGATGAGTGGGCAGAAGAAGTCTTGCATGCTAAAGACTTACATGATTTGTCTTTAACATCTGAACGTATTGTTCGCGACAACGAGAATGGTTTAACTGTTAACCTAGGTTTGTCTAATGAGTTCTGCATTAACCTTTGCCAACGTTGGACTAAAGCTATGCGCTTTGCTGACTGGGAATCAACTGTCATGGTTCATGCTTTCTTTCAAAGCTTTATAGATTACCTTGATGAGTACTTAAAAGAAGAAGGCATTGACTTCAGGGAGTATCCTGAGTTATAATATATAGATGAATAAAGAGATTAAATATTATACGTGCCGCAAGTGCAATAAAGATTTCTCTGCGCCGATCCGACAAGGCAGAGACCCACAGTACTGCTCTGATGAATGCAGAGGTACAAGCGTAGACAAAAAAGCAAAGCCATTGATATGGCATTTAAATTGTAAAGCTTGTAAAAAAGATTGGTCAATGGAACGCGTCAAACAAAGTGGACGCAAGCCACACTTCTGTCCTGACTGTTATGAAGTAGCTAGTAAAGAACGTCATAAGAAAAGATTAAGAGACCGTGATAGAAGTTACGTGCCTAAAGAAAGTAAAGAGAGTCGTAACCTACGTGAGGAACAGATGGTTAAGTGGTTGCCATTCGAACCACTATTAAAAGTATTAGAACGTGGTCATATTAAAGAAGAAGACTGGGCTATTGCAACATCACGTGACCGTGGTTTGACTACATACATGGCTCTTAGATTAGGTTTGCAATACACTTCAATGACTCGTTACCTTAAGCCAGGTGCAATGGTTAGTGCATACAAGGCTGATGAGTTTGCTATCCGCTTACGGATTGCATCCAGTACTTATCTGGGGTATGGCGTTCTATCAACTCGAGATTCCTGACCAGACTTATGTTGAGAAGAACCGTGAGTCTTCACGAAAGTCCATGGTGAAAGCCCGTGAGCGTCGTATAGATGCTTTGCTGCAGCAAGGTTACAGTCGAGAGTCAATAACAAATTCAGGTCACCTCCGCAAACGCGGCGTACCATCTCACGATGACCAGAATTAATTTGCAGCAAGCCTGAGTCCCAACTCTTATTCTTATTCAGGTGATATATCATCTCACCTTTCTCATTCCATATAGCATTAATTGCTTTGATGCGGCATCTTGATTCGCGCCAAGCAATGTAACTAAACTCTTTTACTGGCAGGCCAGCAGCTTTTATAGCGGGTTCCCACTTAGGACAGCTCTTGCTTTGTGCTTCGGCAGATCCAATGGGTAGGGCAAAAAAAGTTATGGCAATAGCCAGTATAAGTTTACGCAATAGTTTTCTCCTTGTTAGGGGTTTATTATTCTGCAGCCTTAGCTTTCTTATCAACCTTGTTAAACACTTGGTTGATTTCTGCAGCGGACAGTTTACCGTCGTCCAAGAAGGCTCTTGATAGTCCTTCTACCACGGTGGCTACACCAGCCATGCCTGCCATGAAGCAGGCTTTCCATATTGATACGCCGGCAATTGCGCCAGCACCAATAACACCTAGACCTGATGCTGCAAATGTTGCAACGATTCTCATAAGAATATTATTAAGTTGTTTCATAACTTCTCCTTATTTCTTTTGATACTCTTTAAGAGCATTAATTAATTCATATCTCTTTGCATTGACTTCGTTACCAGAAATTATTCCTCCTGGTATACCAAGCAATGATAGAAGTGTTTGAAGTTTTTTAATATCATCCGGAGTATCTTTTGTATTACCACCTGAAGTTTCTGATTGATATACACCAGGAATATCACTGATGATAGGTATGTCTGTACCTGCAACAAGTGGGTTAAGGTAACGTGCAGCAGTTGAAACTATTGGGAACAAGTTTTCAATGCCTGATTGTACTCTTTCTTTACCACCCATTTCAACACCAGTATATAAATCTCTACCAGTCCCTTGTTCAACAAGTCCTTTGAGAATTGGATTGAGTGCATTGAGCAAACTATTAGGATCTGTTATACCTTCTTGCAATGGAGAAGGCGAACCAGCACCAGGGAAACCAAAGTCAAACTTAGTAAACACACCACCAACACCAGGTATATCAGCAAGGTATGTTGCACCAGATTTACTTAAGTAACTTGGAACTCCAGATGAGCCAGCTAAATAATATGGAAGCATGTCGCTTCTTCCGTTTGCATCTGTAAAGTTTCTACGGTATGCATTGTACTTCTGATATAAACCAGGACTTGTGTACATGTTCATCAACTGTGTTGGTAAGTTGCGGCTCATGAACATCCAGAACGGAATGATTTGTTTTAGTACATCATCAACTGCATTGGTATCTGAATAGTCAATAAGAAATTTAGATGTGCGAGCAACTGATTCATCTGCATTTAAACCTTGACGAATGCCATCATAAGTAAACATGAAACGTGCTTGGTTCTCAACTTTATTTCCCAGTTTGCGCGACAATCTAGGGACTTCACCAACAGCTGATGATACTCTTGCGCCAACACCAGTTCCAGTTACTTCTCTACCTGTTGCTCCAATTCTATTTGCCACAGCACTAAACACTTCTTCTATGTCACCAAAGCCAGATGCACCAACACTCATCAATGCTTCTTCTGCTGCTGCACGTTGGTTTAAAGGAATCTTCTTGTCTTCAAAGAATCTTTGGATCCATTCTTCTGGTGGTCTGCTCAACCAAGTTGCAGGCTCTGCTCCAGAAACTGTCATATCAATTTGTTCTTTTAAGAATTCATTCCACTTGTTAGAAATGTTTCTTCCTTCTCGTAGATATGTTACATCTCCACCACCAGCCAACATCTGAAAGAAGTTGCTTAACCAGTTACGCAAATGAAATCCTGGAGTAGATGTATACCATGTCTTGCTTGTTTGAGTTAAGTCTTTCCATAGTTGAAGTGCTGGTCCAGCATTTTTAGTCTCTCTTAACTTGTTAATGTTCTTATAAATATTTGCAATATCAGCACGCGCTATTGCATCTGGGGCAATGGCCATGTCTAAAGAGACAAATGCATCATCCATAAGATTGACCATTGTCTTTAATTGAGATGGATTTAAATCTTCTAAGAACTTAATAACTTGTTGTTTAGGGCGAGCAAACAGAGTAATATACTGGTTCTGCAGATCTAATGGAAGAGTAGCCCATACCTTGGCAAGGTCATCCTTGCGTGTGATAGCACCAGCAAATGTTCCAAGTATTTTATTTACTTCTGCAATTGCTTGATTGATGTTTTCTTTTTCCCAATCTTTTAATCCAGCAGTTTCTGCTCTTTTTTGCGCGGCGATTAATGCTGATTGTCCATCTAATAAATCTTCCATTGCCCAAGGTTGTAACACATTTGCATCTTCTAATTCTTTTAATGTTCCTTCTCTTACTTCACCTAAAATATCTCTTCCAGTGAATGGGTCAACGCTTGCAAGAGCGGCTCTTTTACCTTGGCGAATATCATTAGTTCCTTTTGCTACTAAGCGAGCAATTGCATAATCATCAGCAAACTTTTTGCCATACTTTATAACTGCACCAGTTACATCCGTGTCAAAGAAGTCACCTTTGAATCCACCTTTTCTAGCAACTTCATTAAGCGCTTTGATTCCACCATTAATATCAGCAGCTTCAAGATTCTTTCCAAAGAACTTTACACCTGATACTAATTCATTACCAAAGTTATGACCAGGCAATGGTGCCACTTCTAATCCCATTGCACGCAATACTGCTTTAGCTTCGGGAGTACCACTGTTCAAAAATCTTACAGCTTTATTTGTTAATACTTCAGGAAACCAATTTCTAGCTGTAACATCAACTACTGTGCCATCAGGAAGTGTTACTTTTTTAGCTGCATCTATTGCTTTTGCACCCGCTACCGAGCCAATAGCATCTGCTGTTTCATTTCCAAACTGTCTTATAGCTTTAGCAAATTCAATTTCTTTTGGACTTACTGCTACTTCTCTGCCTGCTTGTTTAGTTATTTCATCCACAGTTCCATCTAGGTTAACAGCTGGAGCTAACAATTCATGAACTGTAAATCTAAATGGTTTATATTCTGCTTTTGCTGTGTTAGCAGCAGCTACTTTAATCGTCTTAGTTATAGCACTACGATATGCTTTTAATGCATTGTCTGCTCCGATAACATCAAGAGCTTTCATTGTATTTGCAGTGTCTAATGTTCCTTTGCGCAAACCAGTACGAGCATCAAAGACTAATTCAGTTGCACCACGTGGAGTAAATAGATCTGCAACTGTTACCCCACCAGCTTTAGGTATTGGTAAATTTGCTGTACCAAGTCTTATTTTTGCTCCAGTTTTTCCTAATTTACTTACCAATCCAGCAGTGCCTGGAAGACTGGTTGTTAAACCTGTACGCGCACCAAATGCACCCCACTTTAATCCACCATAGAGACCCATTTCTTTTGCAAGCTCTGGTGTAATTGCAGATGCTCCACGTTTAGCTAATTGTTCAATCGTTGCATCGCTTAATGAATCAGCAAAACGTTGCGCAACTCTAGCTTGTGTTTTAAATCCATTTGCCGTAGCTCTTTCTACTTCAAGTAAAGCTTGTTGTTTAGCATCGCGCAATGCAATTGCTCTTGCTTCTCTTCCACCTGCACCTAATGTTCTACGTGGTCCAACTGCAGAGTAACGAGCAGCAGCCTGTGCTGCTTTCTTTGCTGCGCCTTCAACACCATCTTCAACTGCAATCTTGCCAGCCTCGGCAGCAATTGCTCGTGATGCTACACGAATTTCTTTTGCTGTAGCACCTTTTCCTAATTGAGTTGCTACCTTTTTTGCTGCGGCTTCTGTTGCTTGTTTAACTGTTTTAGTAGCAAGGTCTTCTGCTGCTTCTCTAATAAACTTTTCTGTTAATTCTGTTGCAGTTTTTTCTCCAACCTCACGTGCAATTGTTTTAGTAGTTTGTTGTAGTGCAATTTTTGCCGCTGTTCCTGTCCCCAATGTAAGGTATGTTGTTGGATCTGCAAGAACATCAACCGTAAAACCAAGAGCACTATCTAACCATTTATTACCAGTGTCAATATTAAACAACTTCTTAGACGAAAGATTTACATCTTTAATCTGACTACCTAAATCTTTGAATGATGCATCTCCGCCACCAAATATGTCTGCTGTTTCTCTTGCGGTTGAAAGAATCACACGACGACCTACGTCAATAGTCTGCAATGGTTTAAGAACACCATAGTTAAGCAGGCCAAATAAACCTTTCTCAATAATATTTCGTTTAGGTTGTCCCTTTAGTCCAGCAGCTTTATCTGCTTCGGTAAGCGGTCCTGAATATTTTGCTATGTCTTGGTCTAACTTTTGACTTAATGGTCTAATGTCTTTATTAAAAGTTGGTTCAATGCCTGGGGTTATACTAGGTGTAGTAGTAGTTTTACCGCCAGTTGAACCACCAATTTTTCCTCCACCAGTATTACCAACGTAAGTATTTACTTCAGCATTCCAGTCGACAGGTGGCGGTTGACTACCAATTGGTTTAGGGGCCATTAAGGTTTCCTTAACTTTCTTAGTTCAAATACCTTTTGTACGAATGGTGATAATTCAGATTCATCTAATTTCTTTTGCACTGCTGATTGCAATGCAGCTTTGTATTGTGCAACATACTGTGTAGCAGTTGCTTTAGATATTCCCTTTTTTAGAAGAGAATCTCCAAATGATTGCGTAGCTTTATTAATATAATCTACAGCTGGTTTATATGGAACAAATTTATTAGGGTCATATTGAGCAGTTCTTTCTCTTCCAGCAAAACTTGAACCAGGAGCTTGAGCAGCCTTTGATGCATTGTATGGTTTATCATATACAGTAAATCTTAAGTTAGGGTCAGGCAATCCGTATTGTGAGAAAGGGTGTGTCCCTGCTTGAGTTTTATATTTTTTATCAGCAGATTCTTTTTGTGTCCAAAGGTCTTTTGCTTGATTATATAAACCACTTGTGTCTATATTATAATCAGTTAATGTAAAGTCTTTAACGCCACTATATGTAGGGTCAGTCTTCCAAACTGATGGACTATTTGCTTTACGTATTTCAGTTTGCAATTCAGGTAAAGTTCTAGATTTTTTAAGAGCTTTACTTATAAATTGATTTAATCCATCATTACCAGTATAACTTACCGCACCAATATAACCGGGTGCTTCGTACTGCAGCCACTCATCTTGACTATACCACTTTTGTGGTTCCTTTAAACCAGCAACAGATCCAGAAGGATTAGATAAGAATTGAAACGCAGCGTACTGTGCTGCAGTTTTTTTATCCTGATACTTGTTTAAATAATAATTATAAAGTTCACCGACGTTTATACTACCAGCCATAATTGTTCCTTACTTCTTTTTAGCTGTTGCTTTAACTGCTGCTGCTCTAAGTTTTGGAAATTCATCTTTAATTTCTTTTGGTGTTGCAGTTGGATTAGCAGCTATGAACTCATTTGCTCTAGCTTGTAAAGCTTTTGCATTTGAACCCTTAGCTGCGGCCACTTGGTTGGCAAGCATTTGAACTGCTTTTGATTTAGTTACTGCTGGTGTTCCACCTGTATTTGCTGCTCCACCTGTATTTGCACCACCATCTGTGGTAGTATCCACTACTGGTGGTGTGTATTCCAATGCACCACTACCTGTAACTGAAGCAATAGCATCTTGGAGAGCTTGGTCACGCGCAATAGCATTTGCTTGCAATTGAATCTTAGCAGCATTGTATTGGTCTTGTATTGTTTGTAGTCCTTGTAATTGTGCAGTGGTAAGTGTTCCTTCTTGCGCGGCCTTACGTGCAGTAAGTTGTGCACCTGCTAATCTCTGTGCCATTGCTTGTTCATTTAATCTTGATTGCTGTGCTTGTGTTGAAGTTGCAGCAAGAACCGTTAGAAGGTTATTATAATTAGCTGCTCCACCCTGTGCTGCTGCAGTTGCCGCTTGCAATCCAGGCTCTACTCTTCCTGCTTCTACACCACGCGATGCCATATACTCAGCAAGGTCATTTGCTGCTGGTGCTGCTGTTGCACGTGGTGCTGTAGCAAAAGCATTCTGTGGTGCACCTTCTAAGTATGATTTAAGTGCGTCAAAACCTTCAGTAGTTAAAGTTTGTGCTTGACCATATTGTGTTCCAAGATTTTTAAGCAGTCTTTCGTACTCAGTATTAACGTAACCTTCACGTTGTGCTCTTTGTTCTTCTAAACTTCTAGCTAACTCTGGATTTATTTCTCCACCAGTAAGTTGACCCTTTAAATATGTTAATTGATTTTCTGCTGCGGCTTTTTTTCTTGCCAATGCTGCAGCATCTAGTCCTGCTTGGTCTGTATACTTTAGTAGATCTAATGCATACTTGTTTGCTGCAGTTTCAGCTTCTGATGCACGTGCGGCACCCAATGCATCATAATAAGATTTAGGTGCGCCACCACTACCACTGCCGCTACCAGAACCTAATGCACCCCAGTCAATTCCACCACCTAAATCAAGACCACCTGCAGCTTCAGCAACTGCGGCTGCGATATCTATTGGTTCTGAGCCTGCTGCACCTGGAGCCATTGGAACAACTGGATTAGATGGAACATAACTACTTGTTGAACCTGGTGCCCCAGCCTTTGAGCCTGGACGTGCACCTGGAGGTGCTGGTTGGTACTTACTTATAACCATATTATCCTACCTTAATTCCAATAATGCTGCAGCATCAGCAGCTATTTGTCTTGACTTATTTGCTTCTAAATCTTTCAAAGCATTCTGATAACTTTCTTGACCTTGTGTTTCGGCCAAGTCATATCCCCTTTGCTGATTAGCTAGATCTGTTCTAGCATAGCCTAGCTGTCTAGCTCTTTCCGAAGCATAGTCACCCAATGCTTTATTATAAGCACCAGAGCGAACACCCATTCCATATAGTCCACGCTTGCCATAGTTAGCGGTCAGTCTTGGCACCTGTTTCTGTGTGCCAAAGGCTGCTTCTTCAATCTGGGTAATAGGGCGTTGACCAGCTGTTTCTGCCAGATAACGCCTATATGTATTGAGCGCCTGCTGTTGAGCAAAGGTTGTCTGTAGATTCCTTCTTTGCTGCTCATATATTGATGGGTCAAAAGCCATGTAAATTACCTCTTATTATAATGTAAAAAATTTTCCTATTACCATTTGCCTATTGGGCAGGTAGAGTGTTTTAACTTTACTTTCATCTTCATAAAACAACCACACTGTTTGCACTGGGTAGTTGATTTAATAAACTCTGGGCAGTCCATACATAAAGAATATCTAGTGCTTTCTTCCTCGTCACTAGCATACTCAGTGTTTGGGTTTAAGAAATCCCAGGGTCTTGTTACTCCTATCTTAGCCTTGTAATCCTTCCAAGCTGACATCTTGTTCCTCCGTTAATTTAAATTCTGTACCATCCCAAATCATACCTAATTGTAACATATTTACTTCTTCTTCTTTAACAGGAATAATTGTTGGGTTTGAATTCATGCCGGCAATTAAAGGTTCATGGTTTTTAGCCACTCCTAAAACGCCAGTAAATTCACCATCTACTACACATGCAAAAAAATCAAATTGACTCATTATATTCTCCTTCTATTATGGGAAGCATCTTCCAGCACCTGTATTATACCAGTCACCCCAAGCAGTAAATGATGGACAACTGCAACCCACACAGGCACCACCACAGCTTACTCCTGATACGGCAGATGCCCCACATCCACCAGTATAAAACACTCCATTGCGAGCTTGAGATACGCATGTATACTCAGGCCCTCTAGGGCAGTAGCATTGGCCTTGAGTAACCGATACACCTACGCAGCATGCACAACCAGGGGTTGCAACATAACCACAAAATCCTTCTATGAATCCTACTGGTGAAAGAAAGCTACCACAACTTCCATCAGCAAGTCTATAGTTTAATTGGGTACCAACGCATGCATTCTCTAAGAATGTTCCATACGGCGTACAAACAACTGGAGGAACATATCCACAGGCTGTGCTATTGGTAGCTAGTATTTCTTGATACGTGCCACCACTACCATCAGCACGTAGGTTAAAGAGAGTAAAACCACTGCATTGGTTTGCTGCAAGGAGTGTACCAGCTGGAGGAAAAACTGGTGGAGCAAACGGAGTAACAGCATTTGATGGAGCTGTAGATGCAGATTGAATTCCATAACTAGTTGTTCCAAATATTGTGAAGGTGTAAGCTACTCCATTTGTTAAACCTGGAACTTCAATTGGTGACCCCGCAGAACTTCCAGTAAGTCCACCTGGTGAAGAAACAGCAGTATAAGATATGCTTCCTTTACCAATATAGGATGGAGGTGTAAAGGTAATAACTGCACGTGTGTCTCCAGCCGTGGCTGTACCCATTACTGGATTACCTGGAGTATCACCTCCACCATCGATGAATCCAAGGATCGGCATTAGACGGCCAAGTCTCCTACTAGTACCCAAGTATCAGGCAGTGCTCTTTTAATTAAAGTTGCAGCTGTCCATATTCCACGTGTTTTAGTTCCAGGGTTACTATTTAATACTACTCCAGAGGTTGGAACAAATGTTATTTGTCCTGCGCCAGTTTGCATAACAGTAATCTGTGTTCCAAGAGGAAACGCTACAGAAGCATTAAGTGGAATAGTAACTGTAGCTGCAAGTGAACTACTAATTTCTATTAACTTACCATCATCTGACAATGCTAAGATATAGCTAGCAGCCTGTGAATTTATTGCTAAGTGATAAACAACATTGCCTTGAACTAAGGCACCATTGGTTGGAGTTGCAAGTCCAGTTACTGTTCCTATTGTAAGACTTGATGCAGTAGCTGCACCAATATTAGGTGTAGTTAAAGCTATTGATGCTTGAAGCTTAGCACTTGTAACGCCGGCGTCAGCAAGTTGTGATGTGCCAATAGCACCATTTGCAATGGTTGCTGTTCCAATTACTCCTGTCCCATAGTTTTGACCATTTTGTAATTGTGTAACAAAGTTTGCTATTTCTGTGTTGTTTGCGTTATGTTGTGCGGCAATTACTGGTTGCCCTACGTCAAACGTAAACGGAATATTGATTGGTATAGCCATTATTAAGTACTCCTAATTTTTCTTCTCTTGTATTTGTAAGCTATTGAATTCAATCCCCATTTTCTGCCTGGGAATTGGTCTTGATATGTTGTTTCATCTGGACCTAAGAATTGCAATTGTATTGCATAACCTCTTCCCAGTGGTGAAATACCTTTTCTTTTAAGTGCTGCTCCAGTTGTGCTAAATCCATATGTTGCATCATTAGGGTCTAGTGGTATGGGTGGCGGATCTGCTACATATACTTCACCAGGATTAGTTGCTGTAGAATATGTTGCACCGCCCGATGTTGGCGCTAAGAATATACTTCTTGTTCCACCAATTGGATTAGATTCATCATAGTTTTTGTAACGATTTAATCTAACTATTGTATCAGTACCTACATCTTTAAATACAAAATAAGGACGAATAAAAGTTTTTAACTGTGCATACGTTGCATCGCTAAACCAAGACGTAGTATAGTATGACGGAAATCTACCATTAAAACCTGCACCTGGTGCTATATCATCGGTAGTATTATTGTAATCATCTACATAATAAACATATGGGAAATCATCATCTTGACCTATCATTAAATAAAATGGTGTGTCGTCAGATGTTCTCCAATCACAACCAGAAAGTAATGCAAAACCTTCTACACCTGCAGGTACTTCAGCTTCGAATGAAGGTGCAGTTTGAAACATTGAATAAGCACCATTAGGTCCAATCGTTGCATCGAATATTAAATTAACAGATGCATAATCTGGTGGTTGCCCTTGAGTACTTGGACGGTATGGTAATGATATCCAAACTCTTTGGCGTACAAATGATAATGTTATTTTATTAGTTGCAGTAGGATTAACTTCACCGTTAATAATGATTGGTCTTATGCGTTCAAAGATATCTTGTAGTCCATTGCGATTATAAAAAAACATTCCTTGCGGCCAGTCAAAGAAGTACACTCCACCGTTACCAGCAACAGCTTGCTGAGGCGTGTCAATGCCTAAGTTAGTTGAAACTTCTACAAGTTGGAATGAGTCAGCATCATAGCCCATAAGAAGATAAATAGCTTTTTGTTTAAATATCATAAGCTGACCATCAACTATTTGTATTCCACGGATGCCATCTCCACCAGCAATGATATCAATGTAGTCATCTTGGAACCAGTTCTCTGGTGAACTTTCATGTGACCAACGAAGTCTATTAGGATATGCAGATCCGTTCTCATAAGTATTAGCTACAAATAACTTATTAGCATGAGCAACTGTTAGTTCTGCGCGAGGCATATAACCACCAACTGGTAATTGATATGGCTGCCATGTCGGACCAGATGCAGCTAATGCAGTTGCGTATGTATCTCCTACAGTCCACTTATACATTTGAGTTGCATTTCTTCCAAGTGCAATATATAAAGTATCTTCCCATTGAGTAAATGATGCACCATTTGTAGAATAAACATTAAGTGGTGTTGATGATGCACTATTTAAATAACTGAAGTTGCCACCAGAAGAAATATAAACTCTTCCATTTATTGGTGTGGCCAAATCTTGCAGTCCAGTTGATAACATTATTTGTGGATTTGTTAAATATTTATAATTATAAAGTGTTTTAGGATTCCATGTCCCATCATGTGCTATTGCAGTACTATTCTTTGTTTGATAGCCGGCACGGGAAAACACACCACCACGTGGGTCAATCTCCACGTTAAGCATTCCTGGTGATTCATTAGTCTTTAACTGAAACTGGTCAGCACGAAAGTTAAGCCCACCAGTAAAGTTAAAAGCTTCTTGTACAATAATGTTAGCCATTATTTACCAAGCTGTTCCGAATGCAGGACCATTGCCTGCACCTGGGGACACCCTTATTCCTGGACTCGTAAACCCATAACCAGATCCGCTAAGTTGTAATCCACCAGAATAAATTATTGGTTGATTTTGGCTTGGTGCTGTTAAGTAATCTTGATAGTTCTTTAAGTTTGTAACAAACTGTTCTCTATAAACCCTTGACATTTCAGGGTCTTCTTGGAACTGATAGATACGTGACATTACATAGTTAATTAAGCATGCTTGCAATTCGTCATCTAAGTCTACAAACGCAGTACTGTTTGGATTATTTTGATTAGCATCAGATAGCCAGTTTAAGTTTGGTTGGCGGAATCCTCTGATTTGCAATAAGTATGTTTGGTTTGGGCGCGGCCATAGGTATATTGAATTTGAATACAAAGAGAAATAAGCTGGAATATTAACTTGGTTATTAGAACCTATCCAAATTCTTTCAGCTTGATGTTGACTAATGTAAATTAATTCAAGACCAAAACCAGCATACTCTTCCGTTCCTTGAATAGCAATAACGTTAGTTAATTCTTTAATACCAGGGATTGGTGTAGGAGGACTAGTAGTTTCATCTATATATCCTTCTAGGCTATATGGCACATCATAGTCTACAATGGTTACTGGTGCATATGAGTTTGTAACAGTAAATACTGGCTCATCACCAAATATCAATGGAGTTCCTTCGGTTACCGTAGTAACATAGTTTGCCTCAAACCAAGGCCAACGAGTTTCAGAGTCTACTATTGTTTGAAAACCTTCTTTAAGAAATTGCACTACCAGGTCTTGGCTGATGTCATCAGTGTTTTCGTTTGGACCAATTGACAGCTGAGAAAGGTTCTCAAGTAGTGTTATTAAATTAAAACAATTTAAGCCACCTGTTGGATCTATTGCCATATTAAATTCCTATTCTTTAGACTTAGCTTCTTTTTCCATTCGCTTAAGATGACCGATGCAGAAATCTGTCCCTTTAGCTTTGGGTGCGCGGCATCTTTCTTCTTTAAGATTAAAACCTATACATGTAGGCATTGCGGCAACATACTCAACACCAGAAGGTGGAGCAAGTTCAGTATTAGATTGTACATAGTTAGGCATGATACTTGCAACATCTTGTCCAGCCTTTGGAGAATTGTACATCTCACACCCTGCTGGAACTTGACTTGTATATACTGGCTGTCTTGTCATATGTTTAATCCTTCGTTAATAATTTGTTCTCTATATACTATACAAAATTTTCCATTTAAAAGGAAATAGCTGGCACTAAGAGAGTTGCCCGAAGGATGACAACCTTTCAACTCTTAGCACCAGCTAAACCTATTTTAACTAGCCGAAGCTAATTAAATTATTATACGTCAGCTGACAAGTAGCCCTGACGTGAACGGTTGGAGCAGGTAAGCTGACCGTAGGCCAATACGATGGCGTAACGAGCATCTTTCTGCGCAACTGTACCCTGCTGGAATGGAGTGCTGGTAAACCAGTGACCATTCATACCAGTAAGCTTGAGGTACTTCGTATTGAGGAAGTACATTGAAGCGTTTGATACTTGGTTGCCCGGCATTGCCAAGTCGTAAACGACTGGGGTCTGCTTGAACATCAAGTTCTGGAATCCAGCATTAGCCTTAGCAACGTCCTGGTAACGTACGTTTGGTGTCAACAGAGACTCATACTTGCTGAACAATGGCTCAGTTGTTATGATGATATCTGGTGTGTCGTTACCCTTCGATGCGTTGTTGTAGGTGTTTGCCATGTTAACGAGGCTCAAAGTTGCACCTTGAATGCCTGCCTGAATGGTTGGGTTCCACCATGTGTTTGTTGCTGCATCGATGCCACCAATTTCAGTGTTCAACGAACCTGCGAATCCACCGATACCGTTGAATTCAAGTGGGTTTGTTACACCGTCGTTGGAGCTAAGGAGCTGGTCGTTGACGAGCTTCTTAATTGACATTTCTGCCTGCATGATTTTAGCATTCAACAACTTGATGATTGCTTCAGTTCCACGGTTCTTGGCTTCTTCGATACCGCTAATTGCAATGGATGCAGCAATCTGCTTCCAGTTGTAAATAGCAGCGGTGATGCCATCTTGTGGGGTCAGCAAGATGTTGTCGTAGTCAGCGTACGATGCAGCAGTTGTGTTTTCCTCATAGAGTACTGGCTCAACTATCTGGGTTCCGCCTTCTTCCATAACAACTCTTCCACCTGAATTCATGTGGTTCAAGAGCACGAGGTCCTTGAATATGTTGTCAACCAGCGTTGGCTGGTAGTTTTGTAATGTCGTAGAAAACAGTGCATTGTAATCTACTGCCTGCACGTTTGGTGAGGTCATGTTATTCTCCTTGTAATGTTAGTGTTTTGGTTAAAGCCCCAAGCCTTTTTTGGCTTGTTCAAAGGCTTCAAATACTGTTTTAGGTGCAGTAGTTGCGGCTGGATTCCCACCCTTAGAAGATGCGCCTGTGGAAACAATAGTTGCCGAACGCTTAGCTTGGACTCTAGCTTGCTCTTCTGCCAGTTTCTTGCTGGACTCCGAAGCTTTAGAATAAACTTTATCAAAAGCAATCTGTTTAAAGACTGACTCTAGATCTGTCATTCCTGTTGCTATAGCTTTTGCTACAACTTCATCTGGATTAAAATCTTCACCGTACTTACTCTGTAATTTATCGATAGTTTTAGTTAACTCATCCATAGCTTTTGATTGCTCGAAAGCTGCGATGCGTTGCTCTAACTGTCGCATTTGCTTTTCAGCTGGATCCAACCACTCCTCTTCTTCAGGAGTTGTTGTAACCGTTCCCACACCATAGTGCTGCTGTAAAGCCTGCAAGGTGCCTGCTGGGTCTTCTTGCAACGATTGTGCAAGAGTAGCAGCAAATTCAACTTGCTTTCTTTGTTCGCTAAGTTCCTGTGTCTTACGGGTATAATCCGCTTGACGCTGGTACCCAGCTAGAGCCTCCTCTAAAGGTACTACGATTTCTTCGCCATTGACTTGGAGTTTTACGGACTTTGCCGCAACCTCTGTGTAATCAAAAAAATCGGGCTCTTCTATTACGCCTGCTTCGCCTAATTCCTCGACTTGTCCATCTTCGACAATGGGGTCGATTACTTCAGTACTAGCACTAGCATCATTAATTATTTCTTCATTACTCATTTGGAATCCTATCCTTCTAATTGGTTGTTCCTATATATATGTAAAAAATTTTACATAATTCTTTTATTGTTGTGGCGGCTGTCCTTGTA